TTATCAATATGGAGAACTGAACGAATCAAACAGAGCGCACAACTCTGTTATTAAAATTTTAACAAAATATAAACTATATAAGGGGCTTACAAGGGGCTTACAAGGCCCTATGGATATGGATAAAGATAAGGTTAAAGATAAAGATAAAGATAAAGGGAGCAAAAAAGAACAATTAGAAACAATCAAATCCAACTTATCAGACTATTCTAAAAAATATCCCACATTAAATATTCAATTCTATTACGATTCCTTTGTGGATTGGTTGGATGCCACAGGGAAACAATATAAGAAATATGATTCCGCTTTCAATAATTGCTGCCGATCCGAATGGTACACAGACCGCCCGGGTTCAACGAAAGCCGATACAAAGAAATCCACCGACATCATTCTTGCCTGTCCTACTGGACATTATTCAAGAAATGCACGAAAAGGTATACGAGGTGTTTGCCCTAAATGTGACGAACAACTGCTTCCAAATGAAGAAATACAATTAGAAAGGGCGATAGCATGACAATCCTTGAAGCAATTGCATCGGGACTCGATACAAACACAACCGGATTGCCGAAGGTTTATTCGAGTAAAACCGAAACAACCCGGAATATGAATATTGATGCTTCAATGTTTGTGTGTACTCATTGTTCAAGAGTCTGGCAGCGTCCCATATCTGGCGGACAAAGGGATAGTTTTTATTACTATGAAGATTTCCCCACCATAGGCAAAAAAAGAAAGAAGTGTCCAGAATGCACAAAGAAGAAGTAGATGATTTAGACCGCCGTTGGATCAATGCCATCATTGACGGACGGCCGGAATCAGAAATAAGACAGTATAAAACAGAATATATAAAAGCATTGGAAGAATATGCCCAAGAAACCAAGCCGAAAAACATTAGTCCGAAACCTTGATAAAGTCTGGTCACAAGCCGTTAGGGAAAAAGCAGATTCACAATGTGAACATTGTGGCAAGGTTAGTCCACTCAATTCGCACCATTTTTATTCGAGATCAGTATATTCGGTTAGGTGGGATATTGAAAACGGCTTTTGTCTTTGTGTTGGATGCCACGTCTTTTCTTCAAAATTCTCCGCACACAAAACACCGGCGGAATTTGTTGAATGGGCAAGCGAAGTTCGTGGCGACGAATGGTATGAATCACTCAAAGATAGAAAAAACACAATCCGCAAATTTAAAAACTTTGAACTTGAAGAATTATTAGATGAAATACGATCAGTTTATTGAACAAAAATCTCAATTGAGTGGAAATTTCGGATTTGATCCAATTTATATGCCAGACATGTTATTTGATTTCCAAAAGCATATTGTCGAATGGGCTATGAAAAAGGGGCGCGGTGCTATATTTGCAGATACCGGATTAGGAAAGACACTAATCCAATTGACATTAGCAGAGAACATTGTCAGAAAAACAAACAAAAACGTATTAATACTAACGCCTCTTGCGGTCGCATTCCAATTTATTCTCGAAGCAAAAAATATAGATATGTCTGATATTGAGTATTCAAAGGATGGGAAGTATAAAACAAAAATAGTAATCACCAATTACGAGCGATTACATTATTTCGATTCAAACGATTTCGAGGCGGTTATTTTGGATGAAAGCTCAATTCTGAAAAATTTTGACGGCGCGACAAAAGCCGCAGTTACAAGTTTTATGAAAAAAGTTAAATACAGAATGCTATCAACCGCGACACCTTCTCCGAACGATTATGTAGAACTTGGCACAAGTTCAGAGGCTTTAGGATATTTGGGGTATACAGATATGCTGACTATGTTTTTCGCGAATAACGAAGATACGATTAAGCCGCAAAACATCGGAACAAAATGGATACTAAAAGGACACGGAAGGGATAAGTTTTTCGAGTGGGTTAGTAGTTGGTCTATGTCAATCAGAAAGCCGTCAGATTTGGGGTTCAGCGATGAATTGTTCGCATTGCCGCCATTGTATAAAAACTTTCATTCAGTTAAAAATGAAAAGAATCTAATCGTTGACAATCAGTATCAATTGTTTAATGGCATAGCGAGAAGATTAACCGAAGTGAGGGAAGAACAGCGAGCCACCATTGAAAAAAGATGTGAGAAAGCCGTTGAGATTGCCAAAAATCACGACACGACAGTCTATTGGTGCAACTTCAACAAGGAGGGTGAATTATTGTCGCAGTTGGATAAAGAATCTTATGAGATAAAAGGCTCGATGGATATTGATCAAAAAGAAGATTTACTAATTAATTTCACAAAGGGCAATATTAAGAAACTGATAACAAAGGCGAAGATGACAGCCTTCGGATTAAACTGGCAGCATTGTAATCACACTATATTTTTCCCAACTTTTTCGTACGAACAATATTATCAATCGATACGCCGGTTTTGGAGATTTGGACAAAAGAATCCCGTAACGGTTGATTTGGTTTTCTCTGATGGGCAACAAAGAGTATTAGACAGCTTAATCGCAAAGACTAAAAAAGCAGACGAACTGTTTAGCAAGTTAAACGCAAACCTACATCAAGATTTTGCAATAACAAAAAAGGAATATAATGATAAAGTTACTTTACCGGAGTTTGTGTAATGGTTAAAGATCAATGCGTAAACGAAGATTACGCCATATATAACAGTGATTGTATGTATGTGCTTCCCGAGATAAAAAAAGAAAGTATAGACTTTAGTGTTTATAGCCCTCCTTTTGCCGGGTTATATAATTATTCAAGTTCTGAAAACGACTTTAGTAACTGTGAAACGAAAGAACAGTTTTTAGATCAATATGAGTATTTAATACAAGAGATTAGCAGAATAACAAAACCGGGGAGAATTACAGCCGTTCATTGTGCCGATATAATAGACAATTCAAAGGGTGGCGGGTTATGGGATTTTCCGAATAAAATAATTCAACTCCACGAAAAGTATGGATTCAGATACAGGAATAGAATAACAATTTGGAAAGAGCCATTAAAGGTCAGAATGCGCACAATGGTTAGGTCTTTGATGCACAAGTTGATCGTTGAAGATAGTACCGAGTGTTTTACGGCTATGCCTGATTATGTATTAATATTTAAAAAGGGCGGTGAAGTCGATGAGCCTGTGGTGCATCCTGATGGATTGGATTATTATGCCGGATCTATTCCAATACTTCCGGAAATGTTAGAGAAATACGGAACATTCGATCAGCTTCAAAAAAAATATGCAAATCATAAAGATCCAAAGACAAATAAGTTAAGTCATATAATATGGCAACGATACGCCTCAAGTGTATGGGATGACATACGAATTGACAATGTTTTAAAATTTAAAGAAAGCAGGGACGATGATGACGAGAAGCACGTTCATCCTCTCCAGTTAGATGTAATCGATAGACTTGTGATTTTGTATTCCAATCCAGGGGAAACCGTATTGACTCCTTTTATGGGTGTTGGCTCTGAAGTTTATTCACCCGTATCGTTGGGTAGAAAAGCCATAGGGATTGAATTGAAAGAATCCTATTACGTCCAAGCCATTAGAAATTTAGCTAATGTTAAAAAGCGATTTAAAAAGGCACAGACAGCCCTATTCGAATGAGTTATTATAAAACAAATGAGAAGGAGTATGAGTCTATGGAAAAGCAAGTAGCAATAAATCTAAAACGTGAAGCTGAAATAACGGCACAAAATTATTCAAATAAAGAACGGGCGAACAATTTCAATGGGGAAACATTCTGTGTAGATAAAATCATACCGTTATCCGCACAATCTGCAATGGTTGTATATAAAAAGACAACCGGGAAAAAGGCTTTGGCTCATTTCATTCACATAAGAAAAAAGAAAAGATGGATTTATTATTTCATGGGAGCAGCACACTTTTTGAACCTAAATTTATTAACTGAAAAATATGCAGAAATTGAAGAATACAACTTCCCGTTGAACTTTGACCACATACCAAAGGAAAGCCATGAAAGCGATTTGCCCGAAATGTAACTCAACGCATTTACGTAAAAAAGGTGTTATTTATTCAAGCGGTTATGAAACCAATATGCAGCGGTACGTTTGCTACACTTGTAAAAAGCAATTTCAAGTACCCAAAGGATCGCCAAAGGTTGATCTACCGAAGATTCTTTTATTTGATATAGAAACTTCATTGATGGAAGTGTACGTCTGGGGACTTTATAAGCAATTCATCCCTCACACAAATATAATTAAAGACGAAAATGGCAATGTGAAAACGTGGTTCTGTTTATCCTGGGCGGCGAAGTGGTTATATGATGACACGATACTCTCCGATATTGTCACACCGATTGAATCAATAGCAAGGGATGACAGCCGAATTTTAAAATCCATCTGGAAGCTGCTTGACGAAGCGGACATTGTTATTGGCCACAATGGGGACAGATTCGATTTAAGGAAACTAAATGCCCGGTTTATTGATAATGAAATGAACCCGCCATCACCGTTTAGGACCATTGACACATTGAAAGTGGCTCGAAAGGAATTTGCCTTTGTTTCATATAAGCAAGATTTCCTCACCAAACACTTCAAACTTCCGCAGAAATTATCGACAGAATTTCAATTATGGGTTGATTGCATGGAAGGAAACCAAAAAAGACTCGATGAAATGGCTGAATATAACCGCCATGATGTAATGGGATTGGAAGAAGTCTATTTAAAACTCCGGCCTTATATCAAGAATCACCCGAATCTGGGCGTATTAATGGACATGGATGTTTGCCCGAATTGCGGATGCGAACACCTGGACGAAACAGAAGCCACATATTTTACTTCGGCTAATCAATTCCCGGTATATAGGTGTCAAGGATGTAAAACACCATATATCCGGCACAAGAAAAACTCCAATTATGTCCAGACCAATATGCGAAGTGTGCCAAAATGAAGATTGAAAAAGTGTCTCCGAAGATATGCAAACAAGGCTCATGTCTTGACCGGGCAGATTATGTATTTAATAATGTGAAGGATGGCAAAACAATTACGCTTGCGTATGCCTGTTCAGATCACGTTGAGGATGTGAGGGAATTATTAGAAGATATTTACAAATTGAAACTTGAGGTCAAAAGTGCATAACTATTCTTTTTATTTGTTGATCATAAAAAAGAGTGGTTTGGTTTGGCCGGCGGAAGCTGCCGTGACCTCAAAGAATTAGAAAATGAATATGCCTAATCGCAAAGCAAAAAACAGAAAAAAAATAAAAATGCTCAAGCGGAAAGAAATCGCAGAGTATAAATCAAAAAAACGAAGGGAACGAAAAGATGCCAGAAAGAAAGTACATACAGAAATGTAAGATAGTTGAAAAGGTGTTTGAGGATAGCGGCTATCTATTGAACGTATATATAAATGTGGATGAGTTGGTCGAGATGGCTGATTCAGATGGGTGGGTGAACCTTACCATAGCAAAACGGATGGAAGTGTCGGATAAGGGCGCAACGCATTATGCTTACGAAAATGAGTTCAAACCTCAAAAACAGGCGGGATATAAACCTAAAACGAATGATCCGTTTTGATTGACGGGATAGTCAAGTTAGCCGGATCCGTCTTATGCCTGGGTGTAGGATTGGCGTTATTTGCCTTTGGATTGGTAATGTTGAGTGCTTTCTGCGCTGAAGTTTATACGAGGTTTATCAAGAGATGATTTGCCACTTGTTCGGGTACTGCGATCCAAAATGACGCAGATTTGTTGTTCATGCAAGATCCAAAAGGCGAATCGTGATTTTGATTGCTATACCAAAGAACCCCGGAAACTAAAATCCCAATGTAAAGACTGTTATTTAAGACCAGAAACTAATTTGCCGGTTGAAGGGTCACATTCATCTGTCGTAATAAAAGATTTGGATTATTATGACAAATATATTGATGGATATGGTCTGTATGATAAGATAAAAAATAGAATGGATCACAATGATTGAACCAAGTTACGAGCCTTGTCCGAAATGTAATGATATACCTCTTGTTTGCGACTTGTGCAACGGTGAAAAAAAAGAAAACGCTTTTGATATAAGATCACGAGAAATAGAGGAACTCGCTGACCAAGCCATAACTAATCTAAAGTTTTTAAATTTGGGGGCTACTCTCTTTTATTTAATGACAGATCTTGAACGGAAAGTATATTATCACCACCAAATAAGAAAATGCACATTCAAGGAAACGTCTGAACTGTTAAATAAATCTGAAGCCACTTTAAAAATGGCGTGGAAACGCTGTAAACTCAAGGGCGATAAGGCTTTAGAAGAATCTACAATGTAAAAAGTTTACCTTTTACCTTATATATAGAGGGGCGACTTGTTGCCTCACTCGGCATTCGGAATACCGAAGAACAGGCCGAAAGACAGGAAAATAAGCGTTCATCTAACCGGTTAAA